AAACCGAGCTCAGACATTTCATGCCGGTTTGCAGGATTCCCGCAATATTCAATGAAGCGGGCGGGATCGTTCGCAAAGCGCTCACGAAGGGTGCTAGGAAGCTCGCCAAAGAGCTTTTGGGCCTCTAGCACCTGATGTTGCATAAACGTGAAGTCAAAGCCTTCAGAGACGTCCAGATACTGCGGTGCTCTCGCAGCGACATTAGGCAGCTCACCCGTGAGCTGATAGCGGGCCATAATTTGATTGACATCGCATTCATCCTTAAACGATTGATCTGTAAAGGGAGACACGGACGGGAAGGCAATGGAATAGACACGAGGTTGTTTGTTGAAGTGAGATTGAAATGGAGAAGAGTAGTTTGTGAGTTGATTGTGAGCGGATTCGACCGCTGAATTTTTAGCTTCCACGAGTGATAGACCCTTTACTTTTTACGAAGAAGAGGAGAGAGGATAGGAGCGAGTGCAGGAATAGCCCTGAGAAGCGCGTTAACGTCGCTAGATTCGAGCAATTCTTGCAGTCTGGCCTCCACCCCTTGGACACGGGTTTGGACGCCGTAGAGGCCTTCTAACGCCTTTGCTGTCGATGTTGACTGAGCGTGAGACTCACCCCGGAGGTGAGTTTCGCGTACCTGAGCAAGCACCAAGTTGATCTCCTCGGCGATCTTCGCCCTTTCCTCCTTGGTTTTGCCTTCGAGCGCCTTGGCCACATCGGTATCCGCCAGGATTTTTTTGGTCATCTCCTTAGTTTGCTCCTGGTGAAGAGCATGACCCGGAGTGCGGGCCCGCACTTCCTCCGCTTCCGCTTCAGTCTTGTCCTTCTGAGCCATAACTAGCTCGATTTGGGCTCCCGCACTGAGACCAGCGAGAATTGAAGGGGCCGAGGGGAAGACCGTCCCGCGCGGCGTGTCGGCTTTGGGAGCACTGGAGCCTGAAGCTCCAAGGGCAACTCCTCGCCCAGATGCTCCAACCGGTGAAGAGCTTCCCATTCCGCCTGTTCCTGAGAGGATGGGATTAAGTCCAGCTGCATATAGGTCCTTTATTTCACGTTGATGGGCAGTATTCGAGAGCCGCTCCTGAAAGCCCATCTGGGCTTCCGTTTGCGACTTCTCGAATTGCATGGCCGTGGCGGCATTCTGAACGTTGAAAGCGTTTTGTTGCTCGTTCAGAGCACGCTGTCGTTCATAAGCAATTGATGCATTTTCTTCGGCGTCGTCTTCCTCACGACGCCATTGCTTCTGCGCTTGCTTATTATCGCGCCGCCCTGTCATGGCGCCGATCCCGGCGCCGATCAGAGATCCCCAAGACATGATCAGAAGTGATCAATCAAGCCGGGGACACCATACACCGGCATGGGACGCGTGCACTTCATCTGGATATAGGTGTCCAGCAGGAAATGCGGCTCAGTTGTCACAGCGATTACGCGATCAATGGGCGGATTTTCCTCAATGAACGAAGCATCCAGAACCGGAGCAGTAGCGAAGTCCTGCGCCAAATGCCACGAATCCAGAGGCGCAGACGCAGTAGACCGGAAGCGCCCGGTAATTTGCGAAGGCTTGTAGCGGTACTCAGCATAACGCTCTTGATAACCGAAGACCGTATCGTCCGAAGCCGGCACCCCGGTAGCGTAGATCTCCTTCTGCAGAACCGCCTGTTCGCCAATATGCGACAACGCCGGCCAATAGAAATCGAAACGAGTACGCCGAGAGAACATGCGATTCAGACCCTGTTGATAGTTCAGGTCCGCGCGAACCGAAACCAGGCCGATAATCAGACAATGCTCTGTAAAACTAGAGGTAAACCCATGCCCGCGAAAACCAGAAACGCCAAAAGCAGAAAGATTTCCCTGAGGAGTTTCAGCATACGCACCCGAGGCCGAGGTTTGCGTAACGGGCGTAATGTGGATGGGAGTACTACCACCTCCCAAGTATTCCGGTCGCTGGAGACGTGCATCTGGGGAAGTCACTCCAAAGTGAGATTTTATGAGCTCGGTATACCGCGTACCGCCACGCGCGTCGCGTTCGAAAATCTTCTGTATCTGGAACGCCTGACGCAGAGAATTGATGGTCGCGGCAGTAGCCGTAGAAAGATCCGCCTCCAAACCTGTCGGCGAGCCCCAATACAGCGGGGCCGTCCCAGTCGCAGTACCTGAGATGTCCACATCGTTCGTACCGACTGAGCTATAAAGCGTGACCGCCGTGCCGCCCTCTGTAAAACGCGGAGCAACACCCGAAATACCGACAACCGGCGCCGTATCACCGAGCGGAATAGTCACGCCCGGGCCCTTTTGCGGCCAAGGCAAACAGCTGGTGAAATAGTCGTGCCGCTTACCTCGACGCAACAGCTTGAAATCGGTCGGAGCATCCGGGCCGTCACCCGTCGGAACAGGTACCGAATCCTGCAGGTTCTGATCGCGGAACCATTCATTCCAGATCAGGTTATAGGCTCGATGGAACATTGAAGAAACGGAAAGACCGGGCACCCCGGTCGGAAGCCCGAAGTAGTCCTCAAGGGAGCTCTCCAGGAATCCCGTCGTGGCGGGTGCCACGATCTGGGGAATGACAAAGTCGGTGGAATCCCCAGGATTGCGTTGCTCCCCGTTGAACTTCTGCCAGTTATCCCAGACAAGACGCATGGGAACGCAGAAGAAATGGGTATCCATGAACATGTTGTCCATGATGGGCACGATTGGAGTAGCAAGACGGGAAAGGGCCGCAACGCGGCAGTTGAACGTATCACCAGGCAACGCCTCATCGACAAGGAAAGGAATCAGCAGACCCGCGTCAAACGTCGTCTTGTGACCGTGAGTCCGGTCAAACGTAGAACGCGGAATATCAGCCCTCGGAATCTGGCTGAACGTGTGTTGCATTACAGAACGCATTGGCTTTACTCCTTAATGATGTGGTCAGAACCACGGGTGAGAAGAACGGGGATTTCAAACGGAATCACATGGCCAGTTTCGTCGTTGAACTGGCCAATGCAGTAGAGCTCGTAATCCTGCGGGAACTTATCCACCATACCGCGCGAATCCGTCACCGCGCGAACAAAATCGCGGGTTGCGGTATCCGTAGTCATGGAGGTAAACGGAGCTGAGAAGAATCGAGCCTTTTGGTCATAGACCGAGCAAATAGCGTGCATTAATTGGTTTTCCTTGGTTGAAAAGTTTTAAGTCGTGCCTGGAGACATTCCTCACGGACTGCGAGGCGATCGGGAGTGCTGTTCTCCCTTTTGATGCCGAAGAGCTTTTGCCGCTCTTTCTTGACCTCGGCCAATCGCTCCGGATCTCTTTTCTTGAGAATCCTGTCGTAGAACGGGGGCGGCACCCTTTCGGCGCCTTTCACGACGACGCGATCGCGGCGATAGACCTGCTCGCCGAATTTATCGAACCAGCCGGCACCGATACCCGGCTTGCGCGACATGACTATGAATTCGGGCTCACGCCCTTTGTAATGGTCCTCTGCCCTATCGCCATTGACCTTTTTGAGGGCATAGCGGCAGGTGTAGCCGGCAGACTCCTTTGTAAGAGCGCCGATGTAGCAATGCCCAAGACCCCAGAGCTTATCCAGAGTCTCGGAGACATACAGCGGGTTACCCCGCTTATTGGTGCTGTGCTTCTTCTTGTCGGGAAAATCCATACCGAACAGAAGCGCATGATAGTGCGGCCTATGGGTGCTATCCCCATATTCGCCGCAGAGAAGAAAGCGGAGCTTGTGACCGCCCAGGTGATCGTTACAGTGCTTACGCAGACGCTTCATGAAAAGCTGAGTGTCCCGCTTCCGCAGGGAACCGTCAGCTGGCAGGAATTCGTCACTGTAGGTGAGCGTAACGAAGCAATTGAACGCATGCATTGATGCCTCATGGACACACCGGGTTTCCCAGTGCCGGGCTTTGTCAATCCTGCAGCCGATGCACTGGCCGCAGGGAACAGTAAGCCGTAGATCAATGTAGCCCCGTTTGGGGACATTCATAGGATGGAAACATGGCATGAGTCACAGACGCCAGCCCCCGCGCATCGGTTGCGCGCCCGTATTGAGCCTATGAGTCCGAGAGGCCGTGCGACTGAAGAGTTTGCGGCTCGACTTGCCGTTCATTTTGTGGCGTTTCATTGCAGACTCCTTTCGAGAGTAGTGACAGTATCAGAGCGATTGCCAGAAGGATTTCAGTCATTTCGTCTGATTTGGTGTCACTGGTTACTGTGTAGAACAAGGAAATACAGTAACCAGTGGGTAGTTGTCAAGAAGGGGATAAATTAGGTTGAAGAAGTAGAGGGGACAACGGGGGGAACTGGCGCGCTACCGCTTGCCGGCAGTCCCGTTTCGCCTGGCGGCGAGCCCGTGACTGCTGGTGTTTTTTTGAGCAAACCGAGCTCAGACATTTCATGCCGGTTTGCAGGATTCCCGCAATATTCAATGAAGCGGGCGGGATCGTTCGCAAAGCGCTCACGAAGGGTGCTAGGAAGCTCGCCAAAGAGCTTTTGGG